AAATGCTTTAAACATTTCCCATAACCATGTACCTTTAATCTTAGAATAGGTATTAGGCATTTCATTAAGCAAATCATTTTGAATATTTGTTAGCTCCTCATCATAGTTCATTATACCAACTCCATTTTCAATTGATTATCACTGTTTTGTTGTCAGAATCCCAACTAATATTTTTGCCTGTTTCATTTGCTAAATCACGAACATAACAGTAAGCACTGCCATTGTAAATTTTAGTATGAATATCAAGAAGTTTACCGTTAGAAGTAACTCTTTTCTTTTCAGCGTTCCAACCAACATCATAACCTATAATTTCTAATATGTCCCTTGCCCTGACAAGATTATAACCATCTACATTTACACCACTAATATTAACAGTTGTATTGTCAATATGCGTTTTAACTGTATGGAACTCAATTTTGTTTTCTTCTTCATCTTTTGAAGCTTCATTAGTTATAAAGATGTATTCTTTAAAGCTAATGTTGCAATGAATATTTTCAACGACATCATAGTAATAGCCGAAACTAGTTATAGAAACAGCAATGTTTAAAAGTTCATTGAGACCGTCGGTAACAACAATCCTCATAGGTATCTTTTTTGCTGAAACATGTTCTAAAAGATTAAGAGTTTCAATACTGGTACCTTTAGAAAAACTGTAATGTTTTGTTGGTAAAAATAAACTTAAAGAAAAGGTTCTAGGTTTTTTATTTCCCAAAAGTGTAAGTGTGGATTTGTTAGTTACAAAATCTTCATTTTCTAAACTTTGTATTATTTCAGGTAATCTTTCAGGAATTACAGGTACTTCTACAACTTTTTCATTGTTATTATAGCTAAAAAGCATTTGTACTGGCGTCATTTAAACATCTTCTCCATTCTCTATAGTTCCTGAAACGCTTTCAGTAATATTGCCCCATGTATATCTTTTTATTTCATTCCATGTAACCTTTTTAGGTTCGCTCCACTTAATATGTTCATAAGAAATAATCATATCTAAATGATATGGTATTATCTCAGAAAGTGTGTTTTTAACAAAGTTAATCAGTTTATTGTTTTTTGCTTCTAAAAAGGTTACAATAACAGACATATCTTTAAGACTTATATCAACTTTAATGCCATCAATATAGTTTACTGTTTCTTCTAACATTTCCTTTGTTGCAGTTCCAGTTCCAAGAAGCCTGGTTTTAATAAAGTTGCGTCTTTTACTAATATCGTCAAGTCTTTTATTAACAGCCATTTCCTTTTCTTTAAATGCTAAATACCAGTCTGCATAATCTAAGAATATTTGTTTGTACAAATCATCTATTTTGTTTTCAACAGCTTTAAATTTCGTTGTTAAAGAATTTATTAGGTCTATTGTTACCTTGTCGTTTCTGTACATCTTATGTATTAGTTTAATCATTTTCAATCCCTCACTTTAAACGCCCATAAGAATAAACGCCTGAAGATACTTTCTTCTTTACAACTCCTATTTTCTCATTTTCAGCACTTATTTGCATACCATCTCCAACATAAACAGCTACATGATATACTTTTCCATTTCTCGCCCAAAATATTAAATCGCCTTTTTGTCTATCTTTTGCTGATACTTTTGTACAACTATTATAGTAGCCTTGTGCTGTTGTTCTTGTTATCTTTTTTCCAACTTTATTAAAACAATAATAAACAAGTCCACTACAGTCAAAACTATTAGGACCGGAAGTTCCCCATACATATGACTTACCTACTTGTTCAGTTAAAGCAGAATATAAAGAAGTGAAATTTGCGTTGGAAGTCTCTGATAAACTTACATCATTATTAACTGTATTTGAACTTTCTTCTTTGGCTTTGACTTCCTCACGTTGTATAACTTTTCCACTGGTAAACTTATTACTTGCATTTTCTTTTAGGAAATCTAAAGTGCATGACATTGTATGTATGCTACCATTTATTTTGTGACTTACTGATTTTATTCTAAAGAAATCATCTATTCCTAGATAATCGTCAATAATATGCATTACTCTTCCTGGTCTTGCATTATCATGACCAATAAAATCCATAGAAAGTTCACGTTTTAATTTATTTTTATCTTTAAGTTCATTATCAGCAAGGCTTTTGATGTTTTCGTATTCATCTGAGTTAACAGAATAGTTCTCAGAGAGAAGACCATATTTTTTAATGTTTTCGTCATCGCTTACTGTATATTCCATTGCCGGCATGTTGCCAGTAGTTTTAGAATTGACAATAGCTATAACTCTATTTCTTAATTCTTCTATAGAATGTGTGTATTTTCCCCTGCCATGAGCATTTCTATCAGTAACATCAAATTCACCAACGTTTATAGCTGGTTTAAACATATAGCTTATAGGCTCTGTTGGAAGTTGAAAAACAAATATTTTATCTGCCCTTAATTCATAATAATATTTTTTACCGTCATTATCCTGCTGTATTTTAATGAGTTCTTTTATTATTTCATTAACGTTTTTTATATAAACTCCACTTACTTTTGCAGGCATATCACATATGCTACCGACATTAATATTAACACGTGAAAAGAGTTGTTTTAGACATTCTGATACGCTTAAATCTTTGAACTGAATGACAACATCATTCTTATTAAGATAAAAACCAAAATCGAATGCTTTAACAACTCTTTTTGGATAATTTCTACTAACTTCTACAACAACGGCTCTTATTAACTCGTTATCATCATTAAAGATTTGTACTATATCACCTGCCATAATTAAAAGCCTTGTTATATATTTTTCATCAATATCAGGAACGGAAAAGGAAATTGAAACGCCTATAGTGTCAAGACTTTCATTCCAAGATAACTCAGAAACAAGAGTGGTTATATCTTTGCTTTGACCATTTTTTATAAGTATTATTTTATACATTAGGTGACACCGTCCACTGTATCAGTTATCGAAACTACACTGCCACTTTTTAAGACGACAGTAAAAGATATATTTAAACCTCTTCTTTCCCTTTTGGCATTCCAGTCTTTAACCTCAACTATCATCGGGTGTTTTAATAAGTTTTCTGTAACTTCTCTTTTAAGCTCACTGTTAATATAACCTGCTGGCAACTTGCGTTGTCCAATGTAATTATATATACTCAATCCAAAAACTTCTTTTTCACCTTTTACATAGTCTTTATAAACGTTTGCAGGCGTGCGTAAAACGTTTTGTATGAATTGCTTTACCTTTCTCAAGTCATTACATTCACTTAAAATGGAACCATTCATAACATGTTGTCCAGCCTCATAATCAAATAAAAAGTCAACACCTGAATCCTGTTCTTCATCTGTTATTGGTAATGATTCAATAAAAATATCTGGAAACATTTTAACCACCTTCTTATGAAATCAAAAAAGACAACCCTAAAGGATTGCCATTTTAGTATTAGACTTTTAAATATTCTTTTAATGCTGTTTGCAACAATTGTGAAAAATTGACTTGATTTTGCTCAGCAAGCTCATTGAGCCAGTATGGAATAGTTAATGTCTTTTTAACTGATTTATTTTCCATTTCATTTTTTACTAAAGACATATAAACAGTAATCGGCATAACAAAAGCATTACTTTCTAAATCATCAAATGGTGGTTTTGTCGCTTGAGGAATATCGTCTTTATCTTTTTCCATTCCCCATAAATGTAAGCCTAATGCTTCTTCAGCCATTATTTTAGCTTCTTGAATGTTTTTACCCACAGTTATACACCCCGGTAAATCAGGAAAATAAACTCCAAAACCTGTTTCAGATGGTTCAAAAACAGCAAAATAGGTAGTTTCTTTCATAAAATCACCTCATAATATAATTTATACAAACAGGGCTATTTAAGCCCTGCCTGTCTTAATATACTGTTTAGCGTTCCTTTAGGAATATCGCCATTATGGTTAGGAAGTGTAACCTTTCCTTTTTTGCACTGATGTTCTTATTGTATATGTGAACCTTTTTGAGTGACTACATACCAGCCATCAGCTTTTAGTATTTTTTTCAACTCTCTTACAGTCATCCCTAACCCTCCTTACATTATATATTATACACGTATCTTCGATACGTGTCAAGAGATTTTTTAAAATTCTTCTAATAAATAGATAAACAAATCTTTTATGCTCTCAAACTTTCCAAGAACATAAAGACTTTGGTTATCAATTCCAGTCATACATATAAACTTATCACCAATTTTAACAGGATATTCTTGTACAAACCATTCACCGGAAGTCATGCCACTGTTATCATTTAACAAACCCTCAAAATTAAAGAACTCCGTGAAATCTAAAGGTATACCATTGTAATAAATCCTTATAGTCAATGGTGTGTAACCTATTACTTCACCTACGCATATACCTATTAATTTTTCGTTATTTCTTTTGTGGATTTCTTTTGCAAGTTTAATACTATTAATCATAACTTTCACCTAATCAATAGTCGATAATACCTGTATCTCTGTAAAAGTAAAAGGCATTGAACGAGTTACTACTTTTTGAGATTCCCAATCTGCAAATGCAACTTCTGTGAATTGGACATCTAAAAGCATATATCTTTCAGTTTTTCCTGTATTTGGGTTTGTAAGTGTTGAATATATGACAAATTCAGGAACTGTACCCTTTTGATATGCCTTGATTATGTCAACATCTACACCGGTGTTAATTTTCACACCCTCAAGAGTACCTGCACCGTCATAACCAACATAAACATGATTAGTGGGATATTCTCCCATCAAAACAACGTCCTCAAATTTCCCAGTAAGTTTAGCATTAATCTTGTTTATTTCAACAAGTTTAGTGTTATTTAAAAATACTTCCCCACTTGTTCCTTTTAGAAAAACATTCTTATCCATATTCTATCCTCCTTAATTCATGGAAACGACAAACTCTAGGTTTTCCATACAGTTTAATATCTTTATATTGCATTTAATAAAAACGCTTCTATTAAAAGTTTTTTTCTTGACCTCATTATCAGACCAGTCAATGGCTTCTTGTTTTCCAATACCTAACCAAGCGGAGCGTTGTCTATCAACATCAATTTCAGCTTCATTCTCAAAATCTTCACTTAATATATCTTGACTTGCCAGGTTTCTAAAGTATTCATTTACCGCCCCAATGAAAAGTACCTGATTAGTGTATTTATTTTTGTACTTGCCTTGATAAGTGTCTTTGAACGCTTTTTTTATATCGTCCATAATAAGATTCATAGCTTCTACTGTTTCTATATGTTGCATATCTTCAGTAGAAGTACTACCATTAGTTGTGGTAAGACTATTTATACCTGATACAATTCTTACACCGTTTGTGTCATTGGTAAGTACCAGTTGACCACTACTTACAGCAGTATCAATGTTGTCAACCTCTGCAATCTCTGATAAATCAGTACATAAGAAATTTGTTAAACCACCTTGAACATTGCAGCTTGCAATTATTCCAAGTAAACTAGACAAATAGTTTTTAGCTGGTACTTCATCTCCATTATTGTTAATACCCTTTTGGTTAAAGTAAACGTATTGTTTACTGTCTGCTCCTTTTTGTGTTCCTATTGCTTTATATGTACGACTGTTGTTTTCCATACTTTTAATCCAGCTTGCTAAATCTGACTGCATTGTGTCATTTCCAGCAAATGCAATCCAGCCGGTTTTCCTAATTTTTATTATGGCTTTGGCAAAGTCTGCAAACTTTGTACTATTACCACTTATTACAACTAATTCATAAGGTGCATAGAAAAGACAGTTTTTGATATGTTTAATATTGTCTTTTGTATAAAGACTTTCATCTATATCAGCAACGCTTCTATAAACCTTTGTATTAATTATAGTGGAACCTGTTGCGGCTCCTGTTGTATCAGACAAAAGAAGTATTGCCGTTCCCCTTTCACTTCTTTGTATTAGAGAAGTAGCAAGTTGCTTAAAAGTAATTATTATAGTTGGTTTTATTGCCATTATAATGTCCTCCTTAATCACATAAAAAAAGCAATCCAAAGATTGCTTTTAAGTAAGATTTAAATTTTTAATCAATTTTAGTAAATAGCTTTTGTTGTAGCGCTTCTTGTAATACAGCAGAAAAATTAATGTTTGCTTCTTCTGCTTTTGTATTAAGCCAAGCTGGAATAGTACAGTTTTTTCTTACTGACTTACTCCCATATTTTTCAATATAGCTATCCATATCAAGTACAATAAGATTTACAAAGCCATTTTCATATTCATCAGCTTTAACAATGTTTTGATTGCTTGCTTTTGGTATACTTTCTCCATCTTCAAGAGAAGTTAATACCCATCCACTTGCTGCGTCAACAGCCATTTCAAAAGCACTAGCAAAATCTTTACCTTCTGTTATGCACCCCTTTAAGTCAGGTACAATAACTGTAAATGAACCGTCTTCGTTAGGATAAAAACAAGCAGGATATACTAATTTCATAATAAAAACCTCCATTATAATTATATATTTAATAGCCAGGGCTTTAATCAAGCCCTGCCTGTATAAGTATCGCTTTTGCAGTTTTAAGTTTAAGTTCCTTATTATGATAGGGTACTGTAACTTTTCCATCTTTTATAGGATGTTTGTATTGATAATGCGAACCATTTACTTTTACAAGGTACCAACCATCTTCTTTAAGGATTTTTTCAATTTCTCTAAACTTCACAAGCTTTCCTCCTTACATATATAATATAACACGTATAATGCGTATTGTCAAGAGGTTTTTTAAAATTTTTTTAATATTTAATTTATTTTTCTAGGTTCTCATTAATATATAATTCTTCCATAAGTTCATACTGGTTTTCTTCTTTGTTTTCAAACTTGGTTGCAATCTTAAAATTGAAGTTACAATGTAATACTCCATCAATAACTTTTTCAAAAGTTAAGTCATCAATATAAACAAAACAATGTTCTTTTATTTTAAGTGGTTTAAAAAAAGAACTTGAAATTTTATCTTCAATATCCATAAACTCAGTTTTGCTATTCTTCCTATTAGTTGCATAGAAGTAAATATTAAAATAGACTTTAACTTGTCTTAATGCTGATGAAAACAAATCTGCATTTACTGTGTTCATAAAAACTTTAAATGATGGTCGTATAACAGGCTCTTCCATATCACTGTCTGATATTGTTAATTTTGTTGTTTTTGAAATATGGTCACAAACAGATTTAAAAATGTCTTTCAATGTTACCATATACATCACCTATCTAATGGTTTAGTTATTTTGTTAAAAAACTTTTCAGTATCTTTTTCATATTTTCTCTCAAATTCGTCACTAGCTTCTTGAAGAACGTGATAACCTTGAACATAATCTCTCTTTGTTGGTTTTTTATTCTTGTCTAGCATTTTATGACCATATTCAATAAGATGTCCATGATATGCAGGACGACCAACAAAAACACGAATACTGTCAGCCCCTGTTGCATCATGTACATAATACCCACCCTTTCTAATACCAGCTAAATAATTTCCACTTTTTCTTTTTACAGTGACTTCTGCTTTTTTTATTACACGGTATCTTAGTTTTCTTCCCTCAGATTCCATAAATTTTTTTCTTTCTTTATCGAAGGCATTTCTTACCAAAGCCATATCATTGGTAATTTCTTTTAACCCTGACATTTTAAAGCTAATTAAAGCCATAAATATTCACCTCTTTTTTTATATAAAAAAGACCACTTATACATTATAATAAGTAGTCTCTAAAAATTATTTGTCATCATAATGACCTTTACAAGAATATATTTCGATTATACTGTTTTCTAAAATAGTATATACAAGTCTATCTTTTGTATTAATTTTTCTTGAAAAATAACCTTGAAAATCACCTTTCATAGCTTCGGGCTTTCCTATACCATTTAAAACTCCATTACGCATAATATCTAAAACTAGCTGATTAATCTTTTTTAAAGTTTTTTTATCTTGACTATGCCAATACATATATTCATTCCAAGCCTGTTCAGTAAATTGTAGCTTACTCATTTGATAAAGCCTCTAATTCTTCTATAGATTTAACTACAACTTTTCCTTCTTTGGCTTGCTGAATGGAACAATTTAATTTATAAGCATAATCAATATTGTTTTTTAGTTTTAAAAGTTCATTATATTCATTTTCGCTGATTAAAACAGCATTCTCTTTTTTGGGTCTAGTAATAATAATACTATCACCTGAAACAGCCTTTTCAATATAATATTTTAAATGAGCTTTTAAATCTGTGGCTACTATTGCAGTAATCATATAAGATACACATCCTTTTTTTTAAATATATTATTAAGTCCATTATTATACACTTAATAAAAGTCTTAATTATGTATCTATATTATATGTTATTTAATAGACAATATCAATAGATTTTTTAGTTTTAAATGGAATTTATTGCGTCAACGATTTTTCCACATATAATTTCACCAATTTCATCAGCTGCATCTCTTGAATCATAAAGACTGCCAATATTAACATTTATTGTTATGTTAGGTGTACTTTTTACCATTTTTTCAGATTTATCCGCAGGATAAATTCTTGAACCGGTTGGCAAGTCAACAATCTCTCCACCTTTTTCATGAATCCAAGTTAAACCGCCGCCAAAATAAGGTGTACCCATTGCATTTTGTGGTATTAATTCAGCTGGTTTAAATATTGAACGCAATGGATTAATAGTCGAGTTTATTGCATTAACAGTGTCTTCCCACATACTGCCCTTTGATAGAGCTGCTTCACCTTTAATATTTATGGAACTATTTATTTCATCTTCTGATATTTCACTAGATGGCAAACCACGTGTGTTTGTAGTATATTTTATTTTAATTGGCATACTTATTTCTGCCAATTCATTAAAAGGTTTTATGAGCATGTTTTTAAGTTTTATACCGGCTGATTCCATATCTCTAAGATTTTCGGGGGTATTAATACCTTTTACAAGAGCTTTTCCAAATTCGTTGCTTGCGCCTGCTATAGTTTTTAAGGCTTCAACGGAAGTGATAGTTTTGCTATATATTTCCCACATTTTGGGGTTTTTGTCTATAATTTTTTCAAATTCTTGCACTGTTGGCAAAATCTGTTCAAGATAACCAGCTATAGACTCTTTTATACCAGGGTCTAAATTGACACTTTTAACTACCTCTTCTATATACCCTTGCAATTGTTCACCATTTTTAGATATGTTATCAGGGTCTATTATAAATAAGCCTGATATAGTATCATTAAGTTGTCTTGATATTTCTTGATACTCATCTTTATAAGCTTCTGATATTGCCTTTGTGGATTCAGAAAGCGAAATATTAAGAGCTTCAGCTTTTTTGTTGTCACGTGCTTTTATAATTTCATTAGCTTTAGATTCGTATGTTGGACTATTTTCGTCATCACCAAAAAGAAGTTTATAAAATGCTAATTGATTCTTTGCTGCTTCATCGGTAGCTTTAGTTATAATATCTGTTTGTTCTTGAAGCTTATCCAAGTATATTGAAAATGATTCTTGACTTAAGTCTCCCATAGTGAAATCATGAGCAGCAATCGTCATTTCTGCCTCTGCTTGTGCTTTTTTTATTTTCTCCTGAATAGCACTGAGCCTTTGCATATTTTCAATAATAGCTTTCTCTGCAACACCATCATCCCAGCCATTAACAAATCCATCTTCTATACTTTGCATAAGATTTTGACCATATTCTTGTGCGTCAGCAAGTAGTTGGGAAAAATAATTATTTGATTTTTCATTAAAAAGATTAGCAGTTTCTGAATCCTCGCCAAAAAGAAAATTTGCGTTAAGAAAAAGTTCATATTGTTTACTATTGATAACTTCTTGTATGTCATCAATATACTTCTGAGCAGTCTCTAAGTATTTTTCTTGAGATACATTGTTGTGATTCAAGTTAAACATAAAATTGATTTTGTTTAATTCTCTTGCAGATTCTATAAGAGAGTTAAATTTATCTTCTACATTACTGCAAGCAGCATTTATATCGTCAACTTGACTAATTAGTGTTTGACCAAATACATTTTTGACCATTTTAGAACATTCTTCTGCAGATAATGCAATATCGCCAAAGTGGCTTGCAATATTAGTTTGTTTAACTTTTTCAACTGTATTTTTATACACTAATAGACCTGCAACAACTGCACCAATTGCAGCAGCTACCCATGTCCAAGGTGAAGCTAAAACAGAAATATTTAATGCCAATAAGACTGCTCGTAAAGCAGTCCCTGCAGTTCTTAACTTGTCCCAAAGCTTTACTATGTTTGTTATAATAGTAAAAGCTTTCAAGCCTACAACAGTACCAGCTAAAACGGCTGTTAAATTTTTAAAATTATTTATTATAAAACTGATAATAGGTTTTATTTTTTCAAACGCAGCTTTACAAATTTTTATAGCACTCGGAAGTTTGCTATCAAACCATATGGCAAACTTTTCAGTAGCACCAGGAAGTTTAACAGAAAACCAATTTAGGAATTTAGTAATATATGGCTCTAACTTTTTGCCTAAAGTGAGTTTTAAATCATCTGCTGCTGATATAGCACGTGCCAAGGCACCAGCATAATTATCTGTCATAGTTTTAGCCATTGTGTCTAATGCACCTGTACAATTTTTAAGATTGTCTCTTAAATCCTCAAACTCAGTTTTTCCGTTATCGAGAACATTCGTAAGACCTGCAATCAATCCTTGCAAAGTTGTAAGTTGAGTTTTGCCGCCAATCATCGTTAAATAATTGTTTCTTTCACTTTCGTCTAAATTCTCTGTTGCTTTTATGACTTCCATTAATGTTTCGGTAATTCCTCTAAATTCGCCATTTGATTTATAAGCCGATATGCCTAATGCCTGCATTGCTTTATAGCTTTCACCACTTTTTTTGGTTAAGTTTATAAGCAAGCTTTGCAAGCTGTTACCAGCTTCTGAGCCTTTCAATCCTCTATTTGCAAGTACGCCAAGCAATGCACCTGACTCATCAAGGTTTGTATTAAAGTTATGAAATGTTGCACCACAAACAATATAAGCTTCTTGAAGTTGCGTAAGAGATGTATTAGACTTGTTTTGTGCTTTAGCACAAACGTCAAGATAATGTTGAAGCTCGTTTGTTTTTAAGCCTAATGCACTCATTGAGTCAGTTATTAAATCTGAAGTTGTTGCAAGGTCTGCACCAGTTGCCTCACTTGCACGCAGTACAGGCATTAAACCTTTAATACTTTTTTCTGTACCCCAACCCGCAAGAGCCATATAACTCAATGCATCTGCTGCTTCTTTTGCAGTTTTAGTTGTACTTTTTCCTGCTTCTCTAGCGGCTTCTTCAAGTTTTTTATAGTTTTCTGAACCTATTTTTTCACCGAGAATACCTGCAACGTTTGACATAGATTGCTGAAATTCTCCATAGGTTTTTACAGCACTTACAGCAAATACTCCCATTGCTGTCGCACAGGCAGCACCTGTAGCGACAGCGGTTTTAGCCATTTTATTTAATAAACTTTCAACACCCTTTGAGGCTTCTTCACAACTTTTAAGCCTATTTGAAAAAAGCAAAGTATTTCTTTTAGCCTTGTTTAAAGTATTGCTAAATTTATCCTGTAGGGTAAGTATAGTATTTATGTTTCTTGACATTTAGCTTACACCTCCAAATAATTTTAGCAGACATTCAATAAATTCACTTTTTTCTTTGTAGTATATTTCCATTGCGTGATAGAAAAATCTTTTTGTTAAAGGTTTAGAATTTATAATTACATTTGGATTTACTCCTCTAACAGCGAAAAAAGCAAGAGTGTTAAGTTCACCATCACGCTCAATTAGTTTTTTAACTTTTCATCCGTACTAATTTCTTTATCATAATCAAAAAAGTTTAAAACCTTTAATCCTATTTCTGCAATTTCTTCAGTATCAAAGATTGCTTTGACTGTATCATAAGGGTAATTAACCTCAATACTGTCCTGTAACTCTTTTGACTGAAGCGTTGGGCAACAGTCGTATATTAACCTAACATATGCTTCCATCATATCTACATAACTTCCTGATTTAGTTGCATCAGCAAACTCTATCTTTTGAGTATCGCTAGGATTTTTTACAACTAAGTTTGCGTTAAGGCTTTTAATATATACTTCTTTTGTAGCATTTTTTCGGTTATCTCTTTCAAGCTTTTTTCTAATAAGCTGTTCCAGTGATACCTTTGTTTTTCCTGTAATTTCATTCATAAACAATTCCTCCTAAATTTTGAATATAAAAATAAAGCCTTTTTAAGCCTTGCTTAGGGCAATAAAAAAAAGCAATCTTTTAGATTGCTAACAATAAACTAAAATTACCTATTTACAAATAAAAAGAATATGATATAATATAAATACAAAAGGTAACTCTAACGGTCACCGACTTCATGCAAATAACAGCTGTCTGCTTGCCGGCATAGCTGTTATTTTTTTATTATGAGCATAATTATTACTAAGAAATTTAATAAAAAATTTATTAAAGACATCATTAATAAAATTACTTCAAAAGCACTCATAAAATCACCTCCTTTCTACTTTATAAAATTTATAAAATAGAGAAGTCGGTGAAAAGCTAACAGCTGAGCCATTAAAGTTACCCTATAAAGATAATATCATATTTTGCTATTAAAGGCAACAAAAAAGTAGTTGAATAAATTGTTTTTAACATTAATAATAATCTGTTTCAGTTTCTATTACCAATTTGCAATAGAACTCAATTAAGTCACTTCTTTGATAATGAGGCATAAAATAAAGAACATCGTAACGCTGCCCTTTAAACTCAAAGTACATATCATTTCTAGGTTCTTTTATTGCACCGTTTCTAACTGTTATCTTGTGTGTAACAGTTACTTGTATTGCCTCACCGTCGATATGGTTTTCCTTACCTGTTTTTGGGATAATCTCTGCCCATACAGACGATATTTTAATATAGTTGTATCTCAGTTCATTAAATTCTGTTTCGTCTTCTACCTTTGTGTAAACGTTAATTCTATGTCTTAATCTTTCAAGTGTGTTTTTTTTTGCCATTAAAACATCATTCCTTCTCTTGAAGCAAATAAAAGCGAACGCAAAGTAAGTAAAAGCTTGTGGTGGTCTGCCTCTTCTCTATGCTCATATAAATAAGCAGCTGCATACATTATAGCTATTTTTGAATTATCTTCAAGAGCAAATAATTCTTCACTGTCGATTCGTGCTACGTCCATACAAAGTTTTTGAGCAGATTTGATAATGGCAATAATCAGTTCATTATCATTATCAAAATCCACTCTTAAATAATTTTTCATTTCATCTAAACCAACTATTGCCATTATACCACCTTATTTTTACTAAGCCTTAGCAGATGAAGTGCTATTTATTTTTAAAATTTGTACTGCTTCTGGAAGAACAAGTTTTCCGTCGACACGTTCTTTAGCTACAAAGCCAACCATGCCGTTACCGGCAAAAAGTTCTTTAAGTTCTGAAAAAGAACGGGTACCTCTATCGCCAATATTATAATAACTAAAATCGCCAAAGGCAATAGCATCAAGGGGTGCGTAAGCAGAGGTATATACCTCATAGCCTAAAAGTCTGTCTGGTTCTCCACTTTGATAATTAGGTTGCCATATATAAGCACCATTATTATCTTTAAGAGTACGTAAAGAGACAAGTATTTTATCGTTCATAATGAATTTTGCATTTTTTCGATATGGGCGTTTGAGAGCATAAACTAAATTAATTATATTATCTGATGTTACTTTTGAAATGGTACTTGATAAGGTACCACCACCGGAAGTTGCAAAAATACCTGTAGGTTTTCCATTTCCATCTCCATTAAGAAAAGCATCTTCTTCAGCATTTGCCAACGCTTTACCAAATTGTGTAATGATATAGTTTTCAAGACCAAAAGCATTATCATATAACAATTCTTCTGTTACTTTAATAGCAACATGAAGTTTATAAGCGTCTAAAATAATCTGGTCAAAAGTAGCCTCTCCAAATGAAAGAGAACCACCCTCTTCAATCCAAGCAGCAGCTGGTTTTGTTGCCGCAATGTTAATCTTATGTAACCCACTTGTAGTAATTTTTGTACCTAAAATACGCATGATATTTTCTTCATCTAGCACGTCAATAATTCTATTGTCATATTCCTCTGGTACAAGATAGCCGCCATCGGAATCAATCCCTTCTTGAAGCACATTACTCACATTTCTAAAATTAGAACGTATAGCACCAATCATAGCAGATTTGTATTCGTCTGTTGCTCTGAAAGTTTTATATTGGTTATTTCCTTGTTTTATTGGTTTTGCAATAATAGGAATATTTACAGGTTTTGAAAATTCTTGCTCCATACTTTCTTGCCTTTGCATACGTGAAATCTCTCTGCTAATATTTTCAATTTCCTTTTCCATTTTCTGATATGTATTATAGTCCTCATCATTAAGAGTACCATTGTCAGTTTTGTGTACTTCAGCAAATGTTACAGCTGTGTCAAAAGCCTTTTTCCTTTTTTCAATCATCTCTGAAATATTCATAATTTTTTCCTCCTATAGTCTTTTTAAATATATTTTTTAATGACATTTAAATGTTTCATAATATCACTTACAAAATGTTCTTCTTTTTCAACTGGTCTTGCCTTGGTTTGTTCTATATCCTTAATTTTATATTTTTCACTTATTTTATTAATTAAAGCTTTGTTAACTGTCTTTTGTGAAAACAATATTGGAATATTCAGCGCTTGTGACCTATAATCCAAATCTTTGTATATCTCTGTACTTGTTTCGCACTTTTTTATATTGTCCATATTTACTGTATAGCCATCTGCAAAACCAAGGTCTATAGCTTTATTCGCATTCATCCATGTTTCAGACTCCATAAGCTTTGATAATTCTTTACGAGGCAAACCAGTTTTGTGTTGATATGCGTTTATTATGGATTCTTTTATTTCATTAAGCATATTAATAGCCTTTTGCATATCTTTATGGTCACCACATACAATTGTCAAAGGGTTATGAATCATAATAGTGCTTACTGGTGACATAAGTACACTGTCACCAGCCATTGCAATAACAGACGCCGCGGATGCAGCAATACCATCAATTTTAACTGTTACTTTACCTTTATACTCAAGCAGCATATTATAAATTTGTGCTGCTGCTATGCAATCACCGCCATACGAGTTTATCCAAACAGTAATATCACCAGTACCACTGTTTAGCTCATTTTTAAAAACCGTTGGTGTAATTTCATCATCAAGCCAGCTTTCCTCGGCTATGGTTCCATTTAAATATAATATTCTTTCAATAAGTTCATCATTATTAACAACATGTTCCCAATTCCAAAACTTTTTAACTTCCATTGTCACTGCCCCTTTTTATTTTTTTCAATCCAAGATTTAACAAAAGATTTTGGTTTCTCTTTATCTCTTCTTATATCTTCTGAAATGTCATCTAAAACAATCATTTCATTATCATTCATAAAACCAACAAATTCTTTTTCTAGAAAAATCATAATTTCATTTTTGTTTTCACTTGCATTGATTTTAAACATTTCTAATTTTCCTCTTTGGTGTATTTTTCTGTCCAACTTCCTGCTTCATTTAACTTTGTCATATTTCCATTACAGAAATAATTATTACCGCCTTTATCATCAGGTATTAAGTCTAAATTTTCTAATTCTCTTACATCATTAGGCGACATAAACCCGTTTTGTATACCAATAGCATATCCATTCATACGGCTTTGGTAATCACCTCTTAAAAGACCGTCAACATTAAATTTTATAAAATAGTTTTGTTTTTCATCATCTGTTAAAAGTGAACGTGCCATAGACTGTTCCCACCTTGTTACCCACGGGTCAAGAGTATATTTCACAAACTCAAGTGATTGTTGTTCAATATTAGAAAAACTGCTTTTTTCCAAATCTCCAATCATATGTGGCGGTATTCTAAAAATTCTTGCAATCTCATTAAGCTGAAATTTTCTTGTTTCTAAAAATTGTGCTTGTTCAGGTGATATAGAAATAGGTGTATAGGTCATGCCCTCTTCTAACACAGCAATATGATGTGCATTTGCACTTCCGCCATATGCTTCATTCCAACTTTCCTTAATTTTTTTTGGGTCTTTTATAGCTGCTGGATGTACTAGTATTCCACTTGGCTGTGCGCCATTAGCAAAAAATTTAGCACCATATTCTTCACAGGCTATAGCCATTCCAATAGCATTTTTTGCCATAGCAATAGGAGAGTAACCTACTAATCCATCAAACCCAAGCCCTGGAATGTGAAGCACTTCATAAGGTTTAAGTCTTACTGTTGATTTTTTATTAATAGGTGCGTCATCAGAGTTAACCATATATTCATAATACAGTTTTTTATTCTCATCTCTATCAACAGTCATTCTATTAGGCATAAGAGGGTATAACCCCAATATTTCACCTTTGCCGTTTCTTATGATTTGTGCGTAGGCGTTGCCCCACAATAATAAATGTGTCATAAGTGTTTCACGAAAAGCAAATGAGGTCATTTCTATATTTGGTTCATTATGAAGCAAAAAGTAAAGGGGATTGTCAATCGCCTTTTCTTTATTTCCTTTATCTGTATATCTATAAAGATGAAGTGGAAGCCCTGCAACTGCCTCTGATAAAATACGAACACAAGCATAAACTGCTGTCATTTGCATTGCTGACCTCTCATTTACACTTTTGCCACTTGTACTATTTCCAAGATAAAAACTATATGCACTTCCAGCCGTTCTATTCCAAGACTTGTGTTTTGATTTAAATAATTTGCTAAAGAGCTTCAAAATTAATCAAACTTCCTTTCATTTATCAACGCTTCAATCTCGAAGTTAATAAATTGTTTTGCTTTTTCAAGGTCTTGTATTGCATTACCTTTTCTGCTTGCTCTTATCACATACTTAATTACAGAACCTAAATTGAAATTTAGTCCCCATTCGCGTATTGCTTTTCGTGGTTCTATTTTCGAAAAACAATAATGCTTTGGATATATAACAGGGTCATAGACTTTCATTTTTTCACCTCCTAAGATAAAAAAGACAAACTTTCTTCTACTTACAATACCAAAAGTCCCCTATTGTCATAAACACTAAATACACTATTTTTGTTTCTAATACAACGGTCAAGAGCCATAATTGTTGCTACAATACCATCTATTTTTTCAGTTGACTTGTCTTTATTAGGTTTTATATTTCCAACACTGTCTCTTTGCATTACAACATTTCCTGCCATCCACTTTAAAACTGGATTGCCACCGTGTATAACTTTCCCTTCCATTAAAAGTTTATAGAGTTCTTTTGATGGTGGTGATAAGTTTTTATAACTTTGGGTAATTGGAATCATTTTAAAACCATTTTCTTCAAGATTTTGTATCATTTGTGTAGCATTCCAAGGGTCAGCAGCTATTTCTTTTATGTTATAAATTTTTGCTAAATCTTCAATATATTTTTCTATAAAACTATAATGAATTACATTTCCATCTGTTGTATTTATATATCCTTGTTTTTTCCAAACGTCATATAAAACATGGTCACACCTGCATCTAAGTTCAAGAGTATCTTCAGGAAGCCAAAAGTGAGGATATATTATATAATTGTCATCTTCATGTTGTGGTGGAAATACAAGTACAAAAGCTGTAATATCAGTTGTACTTGAAAGGTCAAGTCCGCCATAACATTCTCTGCCTTTTAAGCTTTCAAAATCAATTGGAATATTGCCCTTATCATAAATATGGTCTGAAATCCAAGTGACAACAGAACCTACCCACATATTTAAACGAAGCTGTTTAAATACATTTTCTTCAGCTGGATTATCAATAGCATTTTTATAGGCTTCTCTTACTCTTTCAATATCTATTGTGTGGCTTAAAGATGGATTTGCCTTGTACCAGTTATTCTCATCATTCCAATTGTCTGTTTCTTCCAATCCGTAGATAACTGGATAAAATGTCGGGTCTGATTTTTTGCCTTTTATTATATCCTTTGCTTTGTTGTGAAGTTCATAGCAAATGCTGTTTTTATCTGTTCCTGCCGTTGTGATAAGAAAATATAATGGCTGCTCTCTTGCGTCGCCGCTTCCTTTGGTAAGAACGTCGTACAATTTTCGATTCGGCTGCACGTGCAGTTCATCTAAAACCATACCTGATACATTTAAACCGTGTTTTGTTCCAACTTCAGCTGATAATACTTGATAAAATCCGCCATTTGAATTATTTACTATTCTTTTTCCAGCTGCTAATATTTTAGAACGCTTTATTAATGCTGGACACATTTCAACCATTCTTTTAGCAACATCAAAAACAATAGAAGCTTGCGCACGGTCTGCTGCAGCACCATAAACTTCTGCTGCTGGTTCGTTATCGGCGTATAAAAGATAAAGTGCGACAACAGCAGCAAGTTCACTTTTGCCATTCTTTTTTGGTATTTCAATATAAGCTGTTTGAAATTGTCTTTTTCCGTTGCTTTTAACAACTCCAAATAAGTCTCTTATAATTCTTTCCTGCCAAGGCAGCAAATCAAAGGATTTTCCAGCCCATTTGCCTTTTGTATGTTTTAAATTTGATACAAATGTGACCGCTCTATCGGCTTTTGTTTTATCATAATGAGAAGTTGATAGCATAAGTTTAGTTGGTTCATAAGCCATTAACTTTCACCTCTTAATAATTTTTCCATTTCATCATCTGTATCTTCTACGGGCTTATTAACCACAATACGACTTCTTGCTGAGGGTGTAAGACCAAATTGCTCACAAAATTTTAAAACAAGCTTTAAATTAGTTTGAGCAATAGAAACTTGCGGTACTTGCTGTAAATATCCATTCGGCGTTTTGAAAGTAGAACCATATTGAGACAAAAACTTCTCAGCCTCTTTCCAACGAGCGTAGGCTTGACAATAACCAGCAAATGCTGTTGTGTCAATCTCTGTAAGAATGCCCATATTTTGAAGAATACTACCCATTCTTTCCCATTCTTCTTTTGCTTCATTATCTAACCAGTCGGGGCAACCTGAAATAGCTATTTTTGGTTTTGGTTCGTTCTCGTTAAGAGGTCTTTTTCCCGGATTGCCTTCAAGCTTTTTAAGAGCTGTAGGTTTTGGTTTTCTGCCTCTTGTCGCCATTCTAATACCCCCCTTCATTGTTTTTTTTTCTTGACTAACTTCTAATAAAAATATGGTTAAGTTTCTAATTTAAACTTTCTATTATTTTTTTACCTATCGCACAAACAACATTTACCGTTACTGCATTACCAGCTTGTTTATAAAGCTGAGTATCAGAATTAACTGCCTGTGCCCTATCAAATAATTTATCAGGAAATCCTTGTAATCGAAAACATTCTCTTGGGGTCAATTTTCTTATTTTCATTTCTTTGTCATTACAAAATTGATAACCCTCTGTAGCCTTAAGCTGCAAATTGCCGCCACCACGAGTGTTTAAACAGGGTGATATTCCATCTTTACTATACACTCCTTTCATTTGATTACGCCAACTTCTTTTACAAATATCACCTACAATCTTGGTATTAACTGTTGGCATAGTTCCTCTGATAGGTAATATTTTTTGTCTACCACGGGCTCTAAGATGTCCGATAGTATACACTCTTTCTCGGTTTTGGGGAACTCCATAATTTTTAGAATTGAAAATCTGCCATTCGATATTGTACCTGCATTCGGAAATTTCACTGAGATATTCAAGAAAGTCATACCCTTTGTTGCTTGAAAGAAGTCCCTTAACATTTTCAAAGATAATCCATTCGGGTTTATCTTTTTCTTCTTTGCCTTTAAGGAGCTCAATGAGTTTAAAAAAGAGACCACTTCGGTTTCCGTGTAATCCCAATCTCTTTCCCGCAATACTAACATCTTGGCAAGGACTTCCTGCAGTCCAAATATCTGCCCATGGAATATCGTCTGATTTAAGTTCGATAATGTCATTTGAATACCACTCACCTCTCGTATCATACATAGCACAATAAGACTTTACTGCAAATTTATCTCTTTCACAAAACCCTATGCATTTCATTCCTGCCTTTTCTAAACCTAACCTGAAGCCACCAAGCTAAATGCCAGAGAAAAAATCAATAAATGTTAATTTCCTATCCAGCACAAGCGCCACCTTCTTTCATAAATAAAACTCTTCTCATTTAACAAGTTGAAACATCTCCATTTTATATATAAAAAAGACAAGTTTTTACTTGTCTTAATAAGTTCTAAAAGCTATTTCCAAATTCCGCACCATATAAACCTATTAACATTGTATAATTCTTTTTGTTCTTATGTTTTTTTTAATAAAAAAAGTAATACTTGACTTTCTTTTAGCGTTATAGTATATTTTAGGAAAAGGAATAATATTGAGGGTACCCCCCCTTTTTAATTTTGCGAAAATTTTTTCGAAACTTCCCCTTGAGGTCTTGAAAAAATTCAATTCTGGAGATTTCCGCACCCCTACCCCGTAAGCCTTAAAAAAGCTTGAATTTCAGCCATTTTTTCAAAGTCTTGAAAAACTATATGGTTATTATTGCCATCTGGTTTTTCTACACATCTAAAAAAATAATCAATAATGATATACCTCTTTACGGTTAATGTCTTCTGTCATTGTTTTTCTATCGTGGCACTTTTTGCATAATGGTTGCCAGTTATCTCTATCCCAAAAGAGTTCTTTATTTCCTTTATGTGGAATGATATGGTCAACAACTGTTGCATTAACGTATTTTCCTTCTGATTTACAACGAACACATAATGGATTTAATTCTAAGTAACGTTTACTTTCTTTTTGCCATTTATAATTATATCCTCGTGATGAACTGCTACATCTTATATCTTTACGACTGGGTATCTTGTGCTTCTTACAATAATATTCATCATAAGGTATAAGTTCAGAACAGCCAGGATAAGCACATGGTCTATTTGGTTTATGAGGCATTACTTTCACCACCTATTTGTTTGTTATAATATTTTTTCATAATATATTTTTGTATTTGTTCCGATGGGCTTGCAATCTTTTTACTATTTCCATAATTAGATTCAGTACATCTTTTTTTATTTCTTCTAAAAACAATTTGTTCATATTCATTACAATCTAAAATATTGCAATATTGTTTATATAAACTATAATTATTCATTAAATCATCTCCAACTAAAAAAAAGAATAAAGGTTAATTCTTCAGCCACCAGTTAAACACACTCTCTCCTGTTTGCCATTGTTTGTCTACACTCTTTCCTGTTTCTATTTTTCTTGCAATCATTTTATCAAATGTTTTTATATAATTATCTTTATATTTTGGATATCTTATAAACATTTCTTTTCTTTTTAACCTGCTTGCTACAGGACAACCTATACAACCAATTCTCGTGTAATTTGCACTTTTATAAAGAGGATTGCTTTCACAATTATAATATTTTAAGAAGTTCCAAACATTTCTATCAGCCTAATCAATAATTGGATTGATTATTGTTTTTCTCGTTCTATAACATTGTTCAACCATTCTTCGGCTTTTATCGTTATCGTTATTTAAAATTAAATTATCTTGAGAAGCTAATTCATAAGTTGCGCCTATTTTATCAGCAATCTTTAATGTGTTTTTTGGTTTTCCTTTTATCCTTACTAAACCGTCATTTGTTTTTCTCTTTGGGCTTTCACTTCATCTAACACCAGTGACAACAACTTTACTTTTTCCAGCACTTTCTTTAAGGTCTTTACAGCAATATCGAATAAATCTTGTAGGTGGCATTCCTTTCTTAACAATTAGGTTCCACATTGTTATGTGTTTACCACCTTTATTTCTAGGAATGCTTATTTTTACATCTTTTTGTGTTTTAATATATTTTACCGTTTCAGGTGCATCAACAGAAGTTAGATTATATATTGCCTCAAATTTAACATTTGCAAGCTCTGCAAGAATTTTAATACTATCACTATCTTTGCCACCACTATAAGCAAGATGATAGCCGTCTTCAGGCTCAAATAATTTTAATCTTTCAATAGCTTTTTTGACTTTCTCATTTAGCAAGTTGAAACATCTCCATTTTATAAAAAAAAGACAAGCTTTCACTTGTCTTTAATAAGTCCTAAATGCCGTTTAATAATAATTTTAAATTCTTTACAATACCATAATATCATAAAAACATATCTCTGTGGTCTCATTTTTTATTAAATTTTAATATTTTTAAGTTATTTTTTCATCTAATATACTAAAAAACAAACTTTTTAGCCTGAAAAAATGACTTCTGCTATATGGAACATTAAGATACCTATAAGGTATACCTTGTACAACATTTTGTAGAAGTTCTTGATATATAACAGTATTTGCTTTTTTGGCTGATTGCTCAACCAATTCTATTTTACGCTCTAAATTAGCTTTTTGGGTTGCTAATAATTCTGTTGGTTTATTAATATTAGAACCTTTAGGTAAGCCATCTAATGCGTATGATTTTAAATCATAGCTCAATTTTTTTAGCTCCTCTTTCCACTCATAATATTGTTGACAAAAATATTTTAGCTCCATATAGCGATTTCTGCTTAGACCGTATACCTTAACGTCTTTTTTACTTTTCATATACTTTACCTCCCGTAAAAAATATGCTATAATTAATTTAACAGAGGTTTCAGTTAAAAGATATTATCATAGTCAATGACATTATATTTGCTTCTAATATTTTCTTCCTTTTGTCCTATAGGCAATATAAGACATTGGCCTATATCGTTAACTAAAATAAGAGGCGAAAAAGCTTTTTCAGCATCATATTTTACAGTAACTGGCTTGCCTGTATCT